GGGGTCGGGCCAAGCCCACGGTGTCTGCACGCCGATGTTGTCGCCGTTCGGGATGGTTTCGCTTTCCAGCTTGTACCAGGTCGCCACTGACGACGGCGGCGTCAGATTCTCTTTGGAGTTCCCCTCCTTCGAGTACCGCCAAGCCTCATCGCCTTCGATGCCAGCGTTCCTGGCCTCATCGCCCGTCATCTTCTTGAGTAAGCGTCCGTGTCGAGCCGCATTCATGACTGAGGATGCACCGCGTGCATCTTCAGTCGTTTGCACCCCGCTGCCAGACGCCTTCCGGGTGTGATGCACCAGGTCGATCGCACAGTTGCCGTCGTTGGCTATCTGCGCCCACATTTTCGCCAGTGCGTCCATTGCATCGTTGTCGTTTTCAGGGAGTCGGTGGCTGCTCACAAACGGGTCGACGATGACCGCATCAATTCCATGCCTGACGATTTCAGTCGTCAGGTCCATCGCATGTGGCGTGAACTGCACGCCGTCTTTCGTTTGCACGGCGATCACCAGCGCCTGGTCGCGCCCGCTGTTCACAAACAAGCGCCCAGCGAGATCGTCTTGCGTGAGCGAGTAGTGCTGACAGATCCCGGCGATGCGCCGCCAGATTTCCTCGAACGGATCTTCCAGATTCCACACCCACACTCGTTGCGGCTCACCGACCTCGACCCCGAGCAACGGTTTGCCGCTTGCCATTGCAATGGCCTCCACCAGCGTGAGCGCCGTCTTGCCAATGCCGCCTGGTGCCGTCGTCACGGAAATGAACTTGCGTATAAGGTGATTGCCATACACAAATTCACGTTTCGGAATTTGCAGCACGTCACCGAGGTCGAACGGATTAGCGACCAACCCCTGACGTTGTTCTTCGATCACTTCCGAGCGTTTTTTGGCACGTTCCTGTCGTCTCGCAGCACCCTTTCGTCGTTGCTTCTCAGCACGGCTTCCCTGCATCATCTTCCGCACGTCTCGCCGTGTTTGTTCATCGGTCCAGCCTTCTTCGGTATGGCGGCTGCACTTGATTTCGATCTCGTAGTCCTCCCAGCCGTCCCCGAGGCAAGCCCACACCCAATCCCGCACTTCCTCATGCCAATTTTTGATGTTGGCTCGGATCGGCGTTACGTTGTTTCGATTCTTGATGCGTGAGAGTTGCTCGGAGCTCAACTCCGGCAACTCACGGAACGTATGAAAGTCGGAGTCGGACTCCCATATCCACTCGTAACCGGGGCCAGCGCAGATGACGTAGCCGCCGAAGTTACGAATGTCGATGCCGCCATATGTCCCGTTGCGGGCTTCTTTTGCTATTCGGCTATAGATCCAGTGTTGACCGCCTTGAGGGGTTCTGGCCTTCAACGGCGTGTACTCCAGGTTGTCGGTTGCCCAGTCCAGGATGCCTGGATCTTTGTAGTAGTCGACGTCGACCACACCAAACGGACTTCCTGTTACGGCTCCCCAAAGGCAATTGGGAAATTGTTCGAACCACCTCTCAAACTCTTGAATAGTGGGTCTTCGTTCTTGAAATGGACGCCACTGCTCTAAATACGGTTTCTTGTTGTCGATGTTTCCAGGAAGATTTTTGCAGGGAATAACGGAGACATCGTGTTCTTCGATTAGCTCCACGAGAGCGTCGTGCAGATTTTCAGGGCTGGAGAGAAGTTTTAGACCCAAAAAGCGATCCCTAGATTATTTGTATCGACGTAGTTGTGAATCTACAGATGACGGTCGACACAGAATCGGATTCTGGGTCACGCTTGCAACAGTGTCAACTGCAACGCTATGTTCGGGACGGGATGAACGGAAACAACCAACATGAACAACACACTCGGCACGCGATTGTCGGCGTTGCGCTCTGCACGTCAGCTTTCGCTGCGACAACTTGGAACGGAACTTGGGGTCTCGGCCAACACCATCATGAGATGGGAGAAGGACGAAGCCAACCCGACTAGAGAACACGTCACCAAAGCCGCTGTCTTTTTTAATTGCGACCCCTCATGGCTTGCTTGGGGCTTCGAGAAAAAAGAAGTCGGCAAAGACAAAGAGCGTGCCGCACGTCTTGGGATGCTCTCAAAGGATCAACTTGCCATCATCGACAATCTGATCGACGAATTCTTAACATCGATTTAGGGAAACGTGGGCACCCGAGGCTCGGCCTTCCGAGTCTCAGCAAACCCGAGTTGCGGATCGTGAGCTAACGACTCCCCTTCCTATGATTGCGCGGCTTTTTTTGATTCGATGAAAAAATCCTGGCTTGAAATTCGTCACATGAGTTGATGGGCCGTCCTGTATGGGTATACAGTAGTAAGTAGTTGGTACTTCGCCGGATTGTCCCGCCATTTGATCGAAGTTTGATTTGGGGATGAGACATGAAGGCACTACAGAAGCGCAACGCGGAGAACTTTCTAAACCACCTAGGCAATCGATTCTTAGCTCTCGACAGAGAACCGGACTACGTGATGCCTTTAGGGACTCGGATATTTCTGACCGATGAGGCCAAAGTCTTTGCTGTCCCGAAACTCAATTTTGCGACCAATACTCTGCCCGATTGGCTCTCCGTTTTAGATCTCGTTCTAGCGACGTACGGCTGGGCGATTGTTCAGCGAGACACTGTCGCCCTGGTGGTTCTTCAATTCGAAAACGAAGTTTTGATTGATCGAGTGACGGATAGTCCCGACCTAATTGCGTGGGCAAAAGAAAAGAAGAATTTTGTTCACGCCTCGATCTTCTCCCAGACAACGCGTTAGTGTTACTTAAAGGTTGACATCTAACACGTAAAGGGAACATCCTCTCCGGTGCTTAAAAATGAGCACCAACAAGTTGAAAAACTTAAAACGGAGAATCAGAAACTGGCTGAGAAACTTAACGCGCCCTAGGTGTGAATTTCCCATCGTGCTTCCGATTCGACAAAACCAAAGAGAGACCTGGGGCGACTAGGTCTTTCTAAAATGAGAGGACTAACTATTGAACGTAACGAAAGGACGTCAAGAACGCCCGTGGAGAATTATTCTCTCGGGCACCAACGGCGTCGGTAAATCAACGTGGGCAGCAGCTATGCCCAAGCCGCTTTTCATTGACTTGGAAAACGGCACTCACCACCTCGATGTAGAACGCACCTATACGGAAACGTATGCCGAGTTCCTCGACACGGTGATCGCTCTCTGTGAAGAGAAACATGACTATAAAACCCTGGTGGTCGATTCGCTCGATTGGTTGGAGACCTTAATCCACACATCGGTCGTGCAGGAGTTTTCGAAGAAAGAGCGCGGGATCGAAGAGGTCTCCGACATCGGCTATGGCCGTGGCTACAATCACAGCCTCAAGCAACTCAATCACACGTTGGCGCAACTCGACCAGGTCGTTGCCAAGGGGATCGGAGTTTGTCTGATCTGTCACACGCATGTGGTGACACGACAAGATCCACTCCTCGAAGACTATGGCTGCTATGAGTTGAAGCTGCATAAAAAAGCAGCTTCTCGTGCCAAAGAGTGGTGTGACTTTCTGCTGTTCGCAAACTTCGTCAGGCGCACTGCGTCGAAGGGCGAAGGATTCAAGAAACGTACACGCGCCGTAGGTGATAACAGCCGTGTGCTGCACACCACTGGCTCAACGGGATTTGAGGCGAAGTCTCGCCGCCCGATCCTGAATGCTGACGGAGAGCCTGAACTACCGCTCGATTTCAGTGCGTTTAAGGAAGCCTACCAACAAGCCTTTAAGGAGAAAACGGATGCCGCTTAGTTTTGCAGATTTGGAAGATCAAGACACCCCGCCAGAGTTAAACGACAATGCCTCGATCATCCTTAGTGAGGGTGAGCACAAGGTCACGGTCGTTCGCACGGTGTTCCTTCAACCTGATGATGACAATCTAACGATTGGTCTCATCATGGAGGACGCCAAGAAGGGTGCCGAGATCCTCAGTTGGATCGGTATTCTCGAAAAGGGCGTAAAAAAATCGACGAAGGGCTTTGTCTTGCGCAAAGCCTGCGAGTCGTTTGGCGTTTCACACACACCCGACACTGAGATCGACGAGGACTTTGTGTCTCAGTTCGAGGGCAGATCGGGACGTGTACAGACGTTTGTCTTGGCGGCAAAGGGCAACAACCCTGCCAAGAACCGCGTTCGTTACTTTCTCAGTGATGAGGCGACCGTCATCAAAGACGCGGTGAATCCAGACCGAGAGGAGGAGGACGACACAAACTCCGAATCCAACTGGATGGACGATTGAGTATTGCCGAGGAGATCTGTCGGACAATGGACGCCGCCCACGGGCGTCCAATGTCCAGACGCAGTTACATGGGCGGCTCTTCCATCGGCGAGGAATGTCCGAGAGAGGCGTATATGAAGTGGCGGTGGATCTACCCTCGCCTTCAAGACGCGAAACTCTTTCGGGTGTTCGATCTCGGTAACAGCATCGAGGATGACGTTGCCGACTTTCTTCGCACCTTTAAGCAGTACACCTTAAAAACCAAAGACGGCCCCGACCAGATCGGCGGCACCTACTTTGGTGGTCACTTGGGCTGGCACATTGACGGCCTGCTCGACACCCAATTTTCACGACATCTATGGGAGTGCAAGAGCGCCAACTCACGGCGTTTCAATGTGCTCGCCAAGACTGGAATTCTGTCGGCCATCTATGGGGCTGACACCGACCTGGGCTACAGTTTGTGGAGTCCGACCTACGG